GCACTTATAAACCAATATAATTCTTTGGTTGACCAATATATTACTGGTGAAGCTAATAAAAAAGATTGTCGTATTGAACCAACCGATGGATACGAAGAAATAGAGCGTAAATGCAAGAAAGCATATCAAAAGGGTGTGTTTTATTATCCATTGGTTTATGCTCTAAGAACATCACAACACGACGAACCCGAACAAGAAACACCAGATGTTGAAGAACCAGCACCAGATGTGCCATCTGACCCATCCCCAGACGCAGATACTTCAGAAGCACAAAGTTCTACTGAACGCGTAAGAAAATATTACAAGAGACATCCAGAAAAAGTAAAGGCTTATCTTCGTAAAACTGTAGATGATAGAGTAGCCAGAAACCGTGACCGTGCTAAAGCTATTAAAAAGTATGGTAAAGAAAAAATGAAAAACCACGATGTCCATCACCCAAATGGTGCACAGAATGGTAATTGGAAATTGGCAAAGAAAGACCACGGAAGAGATAAGATAAACGAAGGTGGTGCAGCTGGACACATGATGCATCCATATGAAGATATAGAATTGACCTTTGGTGAATATAAAGACATGATAACAAGAGGTCTTGTTGGTTCGTTGAGTGATGAATCGCCAATGACAGAGAAACTAGACGGTCAAAATATTGCATTTACCGTCATTGATGGTCAAGTTAGATTTGCTAGAAACAAAGGGCATGTAAAAAATAGTGGTCAAAACTCCTTGACAGTTAAAGGAATGATTGATAAATTTAAAGGTAGGGGTGGTATAGAAAGAGCCTTTGTTGGTGCTGCTAAAGATTTAGAAAGTGCAATATCTAAACTAACACCAGAACAATTGGAAAATATGTTTGGTAATGGGTCAACCTATATGTCAACAGAAATTATATTACCAGACAGTCAAAATGTAATACCTTATGGAAAGGCAGTATTGGTTTTTCATGGTTCAATTACATATGACGAAGATGGAAATAAGACAGATACAAGACCAGAAGATGCAACAGTGTTTAATGACCAAGTAAAAGAAGCTGGTCAACAACAACAAAAAGTATTTGGTATTCAAGGTCCACATGTAATTTCATTTAGTGATGAAGCTTCACATGAATTGGCCGATAAATCAAAACAATATCATGAAGAGATTGATAATTTGCGTGACATGATTGGTGCTGATGACAATACACCAGTTAGTGAATATTATAGAAAGTGGTGGGAAAACGAACTACAACAATCGTTAGATAGTGCAGGATTAGAAGCAGATGTTGACCAAATGGAAGCATTGGTCAATCGTTTTGCTTTTGATGATAAGTCGGTCAAAGCAGCATCATTTCCACCAGAAATAAAGAAGTGGCTAGCTCAATATCAAACCGAAGTATTCCCACAAAAACAAAAAGAAGCCAGAGCACCATTTGAAATCTTATTTTTAAGAGTGGGTAATGATAGCTTAAACAGAATTAGAGATTTCTTAAGTGCAAATAATCCAGGCGCAACCAAAGAATTAGAAGGTGAGTTAGAAAAGGTTAGACAAGCATTAAAAGGTCAAGATTTGGGGGATGCTGCCGAGAAATTAAAACAAGAATTTGAAAGACTAGAACAAATTGGAATTGATAAGTTGGTTCCAAGTGAAGGTCTGGTCTTTATATACAATGGAAAACCATATAAATTTACAGGTGCATTTGCTCCAATTAATCAAATATTGGGAACATTTAAATTTGGAACACCTGCTGCACAACAACAAGCACCAGAAGAACCTTCTGGTCGTGCAGCTGCATCGGATGTTGGTGATAGAAACTTTATTAAACAGTTCTATGGTGAAAAGATTAGAAATCCAATGACAGGAAAAGAAATCACATTACAATCTGCACTAACATACGATAAATCACATCCAGCATATAAAGCTGCAATACAGTTCTTAAAAGGAAAAGTTTAAAAGGAATAGGTTATTTATGAAACAAAAAGATTTTAAAAGGGTTACTGAAAAAATTCGTGGTCAAATGAACAAGTATGCTGATAAGGTTGTAGTAAGTCAGTATGTCAGCGAAAAAGAACCAGAACGAACAGAAGGTGAAGAATGGGTTGACCGTGAAGGAAAACATTGGACATTGAAAAATGGTATTAAACAATCCATAAGTCCTTTACAAGATGCTAAAACCCCTTGGTGGTGTCCAGAATGTGAAAAGGCAATGGACAGCAGAGATGTAAAAGCTTGGAGAGTTCATTTAAAATGTTTTGATTGTGTAGCTAAACACGAAACAAAGTTAAAATTAGAAGGTAAGTGGGTTGACGATAGAGATAAAAGACACATTGCAAGTCAAATTGATTATCTAAAAGATAGAATTATAGAATTACAAGGATATCATGATAGTCTTTCAACACCAGAAATATATCATTTTGATGACCAAACTGGCGTTATATTAATGATTGACAAATATCAAATTCCTCTTGACCAAGTAAAAGAAGATTTAACAAAAGAAATTGAAAATATGACTAATCTTCTAGCGGAAAGAGAAAACGAATATAAAGAAAGATTTGGAGAAAGAAATGGATAACATTTTATTTCATTTAAGAAAAAATTTAATTTCAATACCATTGGTGTTGGGTGGTATCGTTGTTAGTTCTTACTTAACAGGAGTATCAAAGCAAGATGAAATAGACATCTATATTTCAGAATACAAACAATTTCAAAAAGAAGCTGAAAGTGCAAGTGCTTTGGCCGACAGTTTAATGTTAGAAGTTGAAGAAAGTGAACAAAAGGCTGAAGAAGCACAACAGAGAGCAAATGAATTAGCTGAAGATGTTGTTGAATTGAAAGCTGAAACAGATAATCTAAAAAATAGAAGAGATGAATTGCGTGCTCAACTAGAAGCAGGTGATAGTTTATCAGCTGAAGCTGCTTTACAAATGATACCAATTCAAGATAGTATCATTGAACAACAAGATAGTATAATTGAGACACAAGGTTTACAAATAACAGAATTAAACAGTGTAATTTTAAGAAAAGATTTTAGTATTGGGGTATTAACAACAGCAGTAGACAGTTTACAAGTTATTGTTAATAATATTCCACCTCCACCACCAAATCCAAACAAAGTATTTGGATTTATTCCAAAACCATCTAGAACACAAACCTTTATTGTTGGAATAATAGTTGGTGGGGTTGCTACTTGGAAGTTAACAGGATAAGGTTATGGCTGAAAATTTAAAAGATATAATCAAAAAAGAGTACATGAAATGTGCTCTTGATTGTGAATACTTTTTAAGAAAATATTCTTATATCCAAGTTCCAAATAAGGGTCGTCAGCTTTTTAGTTTATATGACTATCAAGTTGACACCCTTAATGCTTTTCGTGACCACCGATATAACATTGTCTTAAAGGGTCGTCAGATTGGTATTTCCACACTAATCGCTGGTTATTCACTCTGGAGAATGCTATTCAAGAAAGATGAACAGATATTGGTCATCGCTATTAAACAAGAAGTAGCCAAAAACTTGGTAACTAAAGTAAAGTTTATGCACAGTCTTCTCCCAGTTTGGTTGAGGGGCAATCTTGTTGAGGATAACAAACTAACATTAAGGTTTGGTAATGGTTCACAGATAAAAGCAACCGCAACAAGAGAGAGTGCAGGTCGTTCTGAGGCATTATCATTGCTCATTTTTGACGAGGCTGCTTTTATTGAAGGTGCTGATGAAATTTGGACATCTGCTCAAGCAACATTATCTACAACAGGCGGTCAAGCAGTATTGATTTCAACCGCAAATGGTATGGGTAATTTTTTCCATAAAACTTGGATTGACTCTGAAGCTGGTGAAAATGACTTCAATAGAACATTATTAGATTGGAGAGTACACCCAGACCGTGATGAACAGTGGGCAGAGGAACAAACTAGACAGATGGGTGAGATGAGATTTGCACAAGAACATGGTGCATCATTTATATTTTCTGGAAATACAGTTGTCTCACCAGATATTATTGAATTTTATAAACAAACCTATGTTCAAGAACCACAACAAATTCGTGGATTTGATAATAACTTGTGGATTTGGGAACAACCAAACTATAACAAGTCATATATTGTAGCTGCCGACGTTGCTCGTGGAGATGGTGCCGACTATTCAACCTTTCATGTTATTGATGTAGAAGCTTCGGAACAGGTAGCAGAGTATAAAGGTAAGGTAACTCCAAAGGATTTTGGTAATCTTTTGGTTGCTATTGCTACCGAATACAATGATGCAATTATTATTCCCGATAATAGTAATATTGGGTGGACAACAATTCAACAAATTATTGATAGAAATTACCAAAATTTGTTTTATATGAGTAAAGATTTACAATATGTTGATACCATGAACCAAGTTACAGGCAGATATTACTCCGAAGAAAAGAAAATGGTGCCTGGTTTTACTATTTCTCAAAAAACAAGACCATTATTGATTGCAAAACTTGAATCTTATATGAGAGAACAATCAATAACAATTAGGTCTACACGAACAATGACAGAATTAGAAACATTCATATGGAAAAATGGTCGTGCTGAATCGTTAGATGGATATAATGATGATTTAACATTAGCTTTAGCTATTGGATTGTGGGTCAGAGATACCGCATTGAGATTAAGACAAGAAGGTATAGAATTAAATCGTCAAATGTTGAACAGTATTTCGGGTCACCAAACCAAAGCAGTTTTCACACCAAAAGATGCTAGAAAACATTCTTGGGAAATGGAGATTGATGGAAATACAAACGAAGATTTAACATGGTTACTTGGATAGGTGAATACTTATATTAAACAAGAGTTATTTTCACTTAAATTAAATGGTAATTAACATGGATAGGAAAACTTTAATCTCTATAATTCAAGAAGAAATTCAGGATGTTATGAGAGAACGAGAGATGTCCGATGCAGAATCTGCTAAAAAAGAAAGAATCGTAAAAGATTTGAAAAAGAAAGCTGCTTATCTCAAGAAAAAGTATGGTGACCGTTGGAAGTCTGTCATGTACGCTATTGCTACAAAAACAGCTATGGACGAAACTCTAGATCCTGTTGGTAAAGAAGATGATGATGTTGATAATGATGGAGATATAGATTCTTCTGATCGTTATTTAAAGAATCGTAGAAAGATGATTTCACGGGCTATGAAAAACGAAGAAGAAATGACAGATATTGAAGTTAAAAAGCGTGACAAAATTGCTGACCGTTTAATGAAACAAAAAGCAGACTTCAAAGACCGTTATGGAGATGATTGGGAAAGTGTACTATATGCCACCGCAACAAAAATTGCAATGAGTGGTGAGGAAGGAGAATAAATTATGCCTATTAGATTAGCAGGATTGGTAGACCTAAAACCATTTAAAGATATAAGTGAAGATTATCCAGGCAGTGGTGAGTTACCAAAAGAAACATTACACACAGGTGAATCAAAATCTGGTTTGGATTGGGAAGCAGATAAAGACAATCCAGAAGTTCAAGAAGAAGTTGTTGAACAACAAGAAGAACTTGTTGAAATGTACGAGGGAGATGTTGACACCAGACCCTTAAAGTCTTATATTATGTCTATACATAAAATGGCTGCAGAACTTTACAATGTTCTGGAAGACACCGATGACCCAGAAGAGTGGGTTATGGAAAAAGCTAAGCAATGCAATCACTTACTTAATGCAGTACATGGTCATGTTTCCTATGCTAAGAACAAGGTAGAGGAACTTGATACAGAAGTTCGTGATAGAATGGAAGAAAAGGGTTGGTAATTACCGAACAATTGGATTAAAACATGGCAGATACATCTGTATTTTCAAGGTTAAGAAGATTATTTTCAACACAAGCTGTTGTTAGAAATATTGGTGGAAAGAAATTAAAAGTTTCGGATACTTCTAAGACACAAGCACACGGTTCAAGAAATCTTATAGACCGATATAATAGAGTTTACAACGCGGGCCAATACGGTTATTCCGCTCAAAGTAATTACGATATGTATTCTAGCTTTCAACAGGCTAGATTACAGTTATTTCGTGATTATGATTTGATGGATAATGACCCTATTGTTGCTTCAGTTCTAGACATTTATGCAGATGAGTCTACTGTAAAGAATGAATATGGTGAAATTTTATCTATAAAATCAGATAATGACCAAATTCAAGACATTCTTTATAATCTATTTTATGACATTTTAAACTTAGAATTCAATCTCTGGCCTTGGACACGCAATATGTGCAAGTATGGAGATTTTTATTTATATCTAATGATTAGTCCAGAGTATGGAGTTACCAATGTAATCCCACTTTCTGTTTACGAAACCAGCAGAATTGAGGGTGACCAAGAAAGTGGTCAACCATTTACGGTTAGATTTAGAACAGACAATGAATATTCTTTCTTAAACAAGAAAGATTTTGACAATTATGAGATAGCTCATTTTAGATTGCTGTCGGATTCCAACTTCTTACCTTATGGTAAGTCCATGGTTGAGAATGGTCGTCGTATCCACAAACAGCTTAAGTTGATGGAAGATGCAATGTTGATTCACAGAATCACCAGAGCACCAGATAAGCGTGTATTTAAGGTAGATGTTGGTAACATTCCTCCCAATGAAATTGATAGTTTCATGGAAAGAATCGTTAATAGTGTAAAAAGACAGCCATTAGTTGATTCACAATCTGGTGAATATAACATGAAATACAATATGCAAAACATATTGGAAGATTTCTACTTCCCAGTTCGTGGAAAAGATAGTGGAACAGAGGTAAGTAACCTTTCTGGATTACAATTTAACGCTATTGAAGATGTTGAATATCTACTACACAAGTTGATGGCAGCCTTTAAGGTTCCAAAATCATTCATTGGATATGAAGAAGATACAAGTGGAAAGGCTACATTGGCCGCACAAGATGTTCGTTTCGCAAGAACCATTGAAAGAATCCAAAGAATCTTGGTCAGTGAGTTAAATAAAATTGCTATCGTCCATCTTTACACACTTGGGTATCGTGATGAAGAGCTAGTTAACTTTAGTTTGTCCTTAACAAACCCATCAATGGTATATGAGTTAGAAAAAATTGGTCTTTGGAAGGAAAAAGCAAGTCTTGCTGACCAACTTGCACAGGGTAAATTCTTATCCCGTGATTGGATTTATAAGAATATTCTACAGTTATCAGAAGAAGATATTATTATAGAGCAATCAAATGTTATTGATGACGCTAAATACGAAGGACAAATTCAAAAAACTACACAAGATACAATAAATCCTCCGCCGCCACCACAACCTGAAGCTGGGTTAGAAGGTGCTGCTGTGGCTGAAAATGATTTAGACCCTTCGGATAACTTATATAACGCAGAAAAATCATTAGATGATGTTGAAAAATTACTATCTACAAGAAAAAAGATGGGTAGACCACCCGAAGGTCATAAATACGGAACTGATAAAGATAAATTAGGCCGTGACCCACTTGGATATAAAGAAATTTTAGCGGCAATGGATGTTTTGCCAAAGAATAAAAAGAATGGCCAATCTTTTGTAACACCAGATTTAAAGGAAGCGTTAAAAGATTTGGATAGTAATTTGGGTACAATAGAAAGTGAATTATTAAGTGATTAATAGTTTTTGTTGTTATACATGATATTTAATATATAGACTCGGTGTAGGGGTATTATGAATATAAAACACAG